CGTTGTAACTCCAAGTCCTATGTCGCATATGTTGAGAGCGCACAAAAAGAGGAACGACAAACTTAAAGGTAACCACGTTGTGCTCGAACGTGCTCGTGTGTTTGTGTTTAACAAGATAGTTAATGAGTTTCTTATCTCTATCATTGAGTTCCTCCTTTTCGACTCCAAATGAAACACGGGCGCTGTTCACAATTGTGAGGTCAGTACCCATGTGGTCTATATATTGAACCTTTCCTATACCATCAGTGTATAGGTCGATTGTTTTTTGGTATGACATTATTTCCCCTATACTTGATAAGATTTGTCAGCAGGGAATGGGGCAGGTTCGTCTCCCATTTCATGTCCCTCATCATCACTGAAGAATGGAATAACAAATTTCTTTCCACCTATAGCACTAAAGAAATCATCTTTAACTTGGGCTTCTGGACCAGCAACAATGACTTCTCTATCATCAACTGCGTAGTACTCTTGGGGAGCAAAGGCAGGATCTTCCGAGCCATCAGGTTCGGTCTGATAATAAGTAAGCCTGAAATAAACTGAAGGCTGATCTTCACGATAATTACGGATTAGCTTTTGGCCGCCTATTACTGCAGCCTGACCGAATTGCTTACCAAGATCTATCAGCGCTTGCTTGGATAGATTTAAAACAAAATAACTTGTCTCTTCTCCACCATATTTACCATCTAGCTTAACGTAATCAAGCCCCAACTTGTCCAAAGCTGATCTTAAAACACTCATACGCTGAGCATTTGAGGATTCATCACTCGCTTCCCCACGAGGGTTTTCTGCAGTGAGAATCCCAAACCGTTGTAATGCCGCCCTTGGATTTGGGTCACGCAACATACCTAAAACATCACTAAGTGATAGACTCACTTCAGTTTCTCGTAGGTATGGGCTCTCTAAAAGTACAGATTTTTTTCTGTTTTCAAGGATAGTTTCCTTGATTAATCTTTTTAAAAATTGTTTATTCATCCTGTATTCTCCCGTAAACATAGTTCTCTAATACTAAATAATTAGTTTCTCCGGCGGCTTTTACTTCCTGGACCATTCTTCTCTCCACAATAATTCTATTTCCTACATCAACTTTTATATTACAGTCGTCAGATATACCGAGAACATCACAAGATACATAAGCAGATTTTGGTTGCTTATAGTCATCCGGTAATATTATAATATTCTTTATTTCTTCTTCATCGTTCAATGGCAGAACTAAAAGATGTCTATTTTTTGGCTCTAAATACATTTTCCCTCCATTATTAATATAGTAAAAACGCCCTTTAACATGTTATAATATAACACATTGCAAGGCACTTGTCAAGTATTAATCGTGAGATTTTTTCTTGTTTTGAATTTCTGTTCTTAATTCTTTCAATTCTTTAATTGCAGTCAGAGCAGATTTTCTTGCTCGGGGGGCGGCTGCTTTATAACCATAGGCGCCAGCTTCTACTTTATCAATATCAACCATGGCATCTTTAAGTTCTTGAATAATCATCTCGAGTCGTTCTTTCATTTTTATCTCCTAAAATATTTCACAAGATCCACCGGCACATGCTAATTCACCGGACAAATTTGTTTCATCTTGATCTTCTATAATTAGATCCAAGTCAATAGTTTTTACACTTTCTAGTAAAGTTTCGTATTGTTCCTTCGAACAATCTTCAAAAGGTGGCTGGACATAGGAATGGTCTGAATAAGGTAAAACAGATAAACCGTTGTAACATTTTCTATTCGACCACATCCATTCACCAACGGAGTTCCATTCATCTGGTTTTATTGTAACAGTTGCAGATACATTGTGAGTGTTGTTTCCGCTTTGATGTCCTCCTTTGATCCAAGTATCGCTAATAATCTTTACCCTTTTGAGTAAATCCAAAGCACTCTCGTGACGTGTTATGGAGCCGTATGGGGCTTTCTGTGGTACACTTATTATAGCTGTGTCGTGAGGACGGAATTTATCATCCTCAATTAGATTCGGAATATTATTTACAAGGTATTCATAAATTTCTTCATTTTTTCCAACACGCAGACGACGAATATAATAATCATTATGCCACGCATGAATACCCGAAGAAGTTCCTAATGTTAATGATGTTGTCCCTGCTGGTTTTACACAAGTCGATCTCGCGGCTGGTTTTATTCCAATTTGAAATGCAACTCGTCTATTTTCTCTCTTCACAACAAGAGAAGCTGCCGTAAGGTTCAAATTAAGAACTCCACCGGAGGCAATACCTGTCATAGAAACTCCTATAAGGGCATCCTTTTCCGTGTTCCGCTTCCAGATAGGTCGTAAGTAATGAAAGTCTGTGTAAGATGCTTGAAGGGTACCTATGAACGTTGCAGCGGCCACTCTCTCTTCTAAATCTTCTTGGGTTGTGACGTCGCTAACATTTACTTCTGTTAAATTACAAAACTGATACGGTCTCAAACCTATCTCACAACAAGGATTAGTCCCCCAATCTTTGTCGTTTGAGAAATAAAATCCAGGCTCTCCGGATCCTGACTCTCTGACACGATCCCAGATATTCATGAATGTATCACGGTCTATTCTGTGTCTCATTATAACTACGGAGTTGTTTGCTCGTCCTCGTTGAGGATTGAGTTCCCACCAGTTTCCCGCTTTCGCTGCAAGCATCTCTTCATCATCCGCGGAGAACAACGAGATAAGAGCAGCCCTTCTAATACCTCCCGCCAAAACTGCATCCGCAATGTAGCAGATGATATCATGAACTTCAATGGAAGTGAGTTGGTCACCAGTTTCTTTCGCATCTAACATTCCTTCTATTTTTACTAAACATTCTTTGAGTGGTTGTGGGCCAGGTGCTTTCCCCCCAGAGGTAACCAGCCTTGCTCCTTTTGGTCGGATGTCCGAGAAATCAAAACGAAGTCTCGAGGTGCCTTTGAAATAAGAAGCAACCAATGCTTTGACTGCATCTGCCCAACCCTCTATAGAATCTCCTATTAAAAATCTTCGACTTCGTGTAGATGGTTTTCTAATCTCAGGTAGCTTTTCAACATGGTGTTTCTGTACAGAAAAGCCAACACCAGTCCCACCCAAAAGCAAGAACATGATTTCTGAAAAAGTATGATAATTATCAATTGGACAATACGCACAGTTAAAAATACGATTCGGAGAAACCTCAATTGGTTTGCCTCCAAATTGCATGCTTCTCATTGAAGGGAGAACCTTCTTTTGAAAAACATATTTATATGCATTTTTAATTTCCGATTCTAGTGATGGGAATTTTTTAATATGCATTTTCATATTTCTATCAACCAGTTCCTCCCAATTTTCTCTTCGGCTCTTATCTTTTAAATATCTGGCATATTTCATATGCACAGTAATATCAGATAATATTTTTTTTTCTATGTCCATGTAATCTTTCTCCTATTTTGATGATATTTCATTGTATTTTTTTCTTAAAATGGACAGTGCATCTGCTGTAGATTGCATCTGATCAACATTTTCATCTCTGTTTAAAATTTTAATTGTAACGTCAGACCAGTCCACAAAAGTTTCAAACACTAATCCGTCTGGTCCGTTCCTGTTTTTTGCAATAAATATTCTACCTTTGTTTGCCTGTTTATCTTGTACTGTTCGCGACAAGGAAAAGATAAAATCTGCTACAAAGCATTTGTTAAAAGCCTCGGAAATTGCTTCCATGGTAATAACTTCAGCATTGAGTCCACTACGATTTGTTTGTGAAGCAGTCCACACGGGGATCTCATAAATCTGTGCGAGTGCTCTTAGTCCTTCATAGGTCTCTTCAAGTTCGTGCCGCTTCTCGTTAGAATGCCGGACGGGTCGAAGAAGATCAGCATAATCACACATAATAATGTCGGGATTTATTCCTCTCTTCTTCAGTTTTTCTATATGGTTCTTAATATTTTGAACTGACGCTGACTTGGTTGGGTACTCTTTAATTATCAAAGTTCCATCCACTGTTTCAATGTGAGAAAGAACTTCTTCCTTACGATCTGTTAATTCATTTAATGGAATCCCACTTAAACAAGAATCAAAGCGGCTGCCGACGACAGTGTCTTTAAGTTCCAAGGTGTAGTACACAACTGTCTTACCTTGTTTCAAAGCTTCCGCTGCCAAGTGGACCAAAACCATTGACTTACCAGCCCCAGTAGGAGCAATAACAACACCCAATTCACTTTTACCTAACCCTCCTTTTATAATTTCGTCCATTCTATCCCAGCCAGTTGAGACCGGCGAACGATTAATTATCTCAAACCTTGCGAGAGCATCTTTGTGATACTCATGACCGAAATTATTATCGGTTCCTAGCTTCAAAGCATCTTGAATTACCTTTTCAATCTCATCAAAGGAAGATGACTTAAGTAATTTTACAGATTTCATCATTGCCCCCTTTAACACTTGCTTACGACAGAAATCCAATGACCTGTCTTTAACAAAGGCGGCTTCTTCAATTCCATCCGAAGAATGAATTCTTGCAAAAAATTCCCGTACTAACTTTGCTGTTGCTTTATCGTGATGATTGAGCTCTGTTCTCAATAATGTCATCATTACCTCGTGATTTGGATGAGTAGAGTATTTCTCTCTATATTTCATCAACGTTTCTATAAATATTTGCAGATATTTTTTTTCAAAAAAGTTTATGTCTATCACTTCTGATATTTGGTCATAGAACGGCCTGTCCTCGAGCATGAGTTGGCACATATTTTCTTGGAATTTTTTTCCAAATCGTGAGAATGTATCGTGGTCTTTATTAATAGTCATTTGTCCTCCAGGTGTGTTAATAAATATATCATGATTATTTGATTATTCAAAAAATAACATTATCTTTTGATATTTTTCATGGTTAATTCCAATTCATCAAATCTGATGCTGCCAACGCCGTCTTGAAACAGCATCTTTGTAAAGTTTAATCTTGAAAACTCAGGCTCAAAGTTTAACATTGTATTGTCAATAAATATTCTGTTAATCGGTCTGATGTTTGGACTGTAAAGTTGCATAATTTTGTAATTGTTTTTGATCAAATCAGCAGATTGTAATATGTTTTGATGCAATTTAAGCTTTTTTGCTTGCATTGCACAATTTGTAACAATTTTATCACAATCAGATTCCTCTTTGTTAGCCATGAAAGTAAACCTTTTTGCAATTGTTTTAAGCCCAACGCCAGGCACACCTGGTAAGTTATCGCTCGGGTCTCCAGCAATTGCACGAGCAAGGGCAAAATTATTGGGATGAATTTTAAACTCGTTAAGAATACTTTGTTCTGTAACAACTTTATCTTGGATGGGTCGATAGATAGATGTTCGCCCATCACAGAGTTGAAAAAAGTCTTTATCGGATGAAACAATGATCTTATCCCACCCTCCGTAATAAGGGTGCCGTGCTCCATAAGCGATAACATCATCGGCTTCAACAAAGTCGATTGTGATTTGTATAACTGGTAGTTCATTTAGATACTCCATAAGCCTGATTAACTGATAGGCTTTGTTCTTCGCTTGTTCTTTAGGTTCTAGTTGGATTAGTCTCCGATTAAACCTTATAGGGCCTCTACCCTCTTTGTATTCTTTGTTGAGGGCTCTCTTGCGTTGAGAGCCTTCGTGCCCATCCCACACCACGATGACTTCATCCGGTTGAAATTTACGACATACCTTCTGGAGTGATTTTATAAACCCTATACATCCTCCAAAAGGGTTTCCGTGTTTATCCATTTGAGGGTTTACGATGTAACTGCGGATAAACATATTCAATCCATCGATAAACATTACTTTACTCATTCTTCCTCCACAATTTCGTAAGCGTATGAGAAATGAGGGTAGTGGTATTCTATTAGATGATCCCCCACCTTTACAACGAACTTTGTTTCTTTGTCCTCAACAAGCCAACCTTGGTGAATTCTTTTTTTGCCAGTGTTCTTCTGCCAGAATTTAATCTTCTTCATAGTGTCCTCCTATTATATATATAATGTAACCTACCGTATGATGTTTGTCAAGTTTTTAAATAAAAAAACCCCCACACTAAAGAGCATGGGGGTTAATCGTTTTGGGGTAAAAAAGGGTACTATTCCTTTTCACCAGGAAGGGAGAAATTTTTACCTTCAGAGTCGAACTTCTTAATAATCTCTTCGTCCATAATTTCAAAAACTATTGATTTAAATTTTTGGTCTTTTAGTTTATTAATCCATCCGGCTGATCGGAACTTGTGTTCCTTACCTTTTGAGTCGGTAAGGTAGTACCATCCTCCGCCTACCCTAAACCGGGGGGATCCAGATAGGCGGAGGGCTTCAAGCCAAGACTCTTCATCTTGAATTCCAACTCTGTCTCCCCAGAGTATCTTGAAGCCACAAGTACGGCCTTCGGTTCCGAATCTAGATTTCTCAATCTTGACCTTCACCTCAGAACCTACTCTCAATCCCGAGTCATCAGTAACGTATGCTGCTTTCGCCTTGCGCTTTGTTAGCCAAATACGCATAGAACTAAAGTACCCAATGGCTTTGCCACCAGGTGCAATAAACGGTGTCGTCATTGCTTCAGCAACATTACTAGTGATGTTGGTTTTCAACTGGTTAATCAAGATCAGTGTACACTGTTGATTAGCCAGAGGTATTGTGAGTTTTGGAAAAGCCTTAGCAAAAATGCGAGGCTTAACCGCCATTGTTGATTGGGGATTGAAATCTGATTCGATCTCTTTCTCCGATGAGGTGGCTGCAATACTATCCCAAATAAATAGGAATTGATTATCAGGCCACTCACCCATCATGTCTTCAATGGTCTCCAAAGTTTTCTCAACTGACACTGCTTGAACATACAAAAAGTTTTTAGATGTGTCCACTCCAGCATCTGTGAGGAATTTTGGATCGATGGCACTCTCCGCGTCAAAATAGACAACGAATTGATTCATCTTTTGTGCGTTGGCGGCTATTTGCACAGCCATAAAAGATTTTCCGGCTGACGACAGCCCGGCAATCTCTGTAATTTTACCAACGGGGATTCCACCATACTTTCCTCTAACTGTAATAGAGTCAAGCCAGCGTGAGCCTGTTGGAATCCACTGTTTTACTTCGGTTGGTGAACCCTCCCGAAGATCATGTGCAACGTCCATACCAACTTTTTTGTTGACGAATCTTTTCATTGCACTAATATCTATTTTTCCCGGCTTTGTTGTCATTTTGATTACTTTACCCAACTTGGTCTCCTTTGTTTTGAATAAGGATGATTATATCAGCCTTTTTCATCTTAGAATATCCCTTAACTCCAGCTTCCTTAGCGTGAGCTTTTAGTTCTTTAAGTGTCATAGTAGAAAAATCAATATCTGGTTTTACGACTGAAAAGTTTACTACTTCAATTTCAAAGTTCAGCTTCTTTCCGGCCATTGGATGATTAAAATCAACTATAACTTTATCATCTTCAACCAAATGTACAAGGCCGATTATCTGATTATCATTGTTTTGAAAAGTTACTTGTTCTCCCACATCTGGGATTGGATTATCTCCAAATTGTTCAACTGGTACCTGACGAAAAAGATCATCATTCACATCCCCGAAGGCCCCGGCTGCATCCACTGTAATAAATTTAACTTGCCCTAGGGACATTCCAATAACTGATTTACTAAATTCAGGTATTAATTCTTCACTGCCTGCTTTAAAAATTATCGGCTGCTCTCTTTCTCGAGAACTATCAAAGATGGAGCCATCTTCAAGAGTCCCCACATAATGAACTGAGACTAGATCTCCTTCTGTAACATTTAATTTTGTCATTTTTTATCTCCATATTAAAAGTGTCGCCTTTTACTGTTTAGTGGGTAGGCGACTGACCCTTCAACACAGGAGGACTACAATCTAATCATCATTCATAAATTTATTAAAAGCCTCGTCGACGCCAGTACCACTTTGTTTGTACTTGGTGGTTTCACTAGATCTACTTTCGGAGGACGTGTCGGTAGACAAGAAATCGTCAAGTAAAGCCTGTAGGTCTTCGGCGGTTTTTCTTTCAAAAAGACCTCCGATGTCTGGTACAGACTCAAGCAATTCATCACAATTTGTAACTGCTTCATCACAAAGTACACTGGGTCTACGACGAGGCTTAAGAGTGGTTTTAGGGAAAGAGCCAGGGGTTCCGGGTATATCATAATTTAATACAATGTCGGTACCACTTTCAGCATCTGTAATATCTCCATAATCTGGATCTAAAACATATCCTAAAAGATTTTCATAAGCCATCTTTCCATAAGACCATACTTTCACTCCCTCGGATTCTTTTCCACGAACAAGGATTGGTGAATAATAACGCTTACGAACAAAAAGTTTTTTCGCTTCTTGTTTGAGTGTAGCATCATCGGTCTCAACACCTTCACGCCACAATTTGGACGCGAACTCACAGATCGGACATTCCTCTCCGTGGTTTTTCTTTGGACATAGAAGGCCGGGGTTTTTGCCTACATTATAATGGAAATGAAACTCCTTGAAGGGATCTCCATCTTCTGTAGGAAGGATACGAATGGTTTGATCCCCTTGAGCGGGTCTCCATTTCGTACTATTAGATTGACCTTTATTGCCAGTTTTAGATGCAGTAAGTTTGGCACGCATCGCTTCGATATTAATAGCCATAATTTAGTTCTCCTATTGTTGCTATTTTAAGGTGAGCAGGGTCTTAACCTTACTCCCGGTTTATTTTGAGTTGTATAAATTAACTCACAGTTATAATATAACACGTATTTTAAACCGTGTCAAGTAAAAAATGAACGTTTTTTAGTAGGGAAACGAACAAAACCCAGAGGACAAAGTGTTAACTTTTAATTGTGATCATACGATCTGTTGAGATTAGGGATCCCACTTGCGTATTATAATTAAAGGTACGATATTGTTGTAGATCTACATCCCAGACTGTTTCAAGTCCTTCCTGTAAATTACGCGTACTTTTAAACCGACTTGTCACAGATGATGGAAAGTCTGAGACTTTTACAAAGCTCATATTTCGTTTTTGACCAGTCTTATTAAGGAATGTTCCAGTGTATACAGTAAATTTTTGTGTGATGCTCATATAACCTCCAAGTTTTTAATTTTAAGCATATTATAATATAACCCGTTAAGGTTATGTTGTCAAGTTTTTTTCAAAACTTTTTTTTAACCCTCGGAAGGGCTTTCGACAACTGCTTCCGCAGTGTCATCTTCTTTTTCTCCACACCCAATGAGTGTGAGTAACATTAAACTAAGCATTTTTTCTCCTTGCTTTCTATTATGTATATAATATAACCCGTTAAGGTTATGTTGTCAAGTTTATTCTTCTTCTTTTTTAATTTCTTGAATAAAATGTGTGTAGTGCTTGGTGTAGTAATAACTCTCAGCTTCTTCTGTCGACCAAATTGCAAATGATGTTTGCCGACCTGCTTCTTTATTTTCTTTTGCCAAAGCTTTAACCATGGGCAAGATTCCAATATCATTTACTAGTTGTTCTTTATTTATACTTATAATATAACTTGTTTCGGTAATGTTGTCAAGCGGAAAGAATAACTTTTCTTCATTTTTTTCTAACAGACTATAACCAATCGTACATATTCTACTGAAATCTTTCGGTTTATGCGATGAACTAAATTCAGGCTTTACATTGTTACAATAATTAAGGGTGTGTATCATACTGTAAACACAATGATTAAGTTTTTGATA